CAGACATGGGTTCAATTTTTAACAAGGTCGTGGCATCCGGGAAGATTTCCATGGAGGAGGTCAACCAGCTCGCGGACCAGGGCATCCCGATCTACAAGATGCTGTCCGAACAGCTCGGGGTGACGCAGGCGGACGTCCGTGACATGGTGTCCGCCGGGAAGGTGGATTCCGAAACATTCCTCAAAGCGATCGAAACCAACATTGGCGGCGCCGCAAAGGTCATGGGCGAGAAGTCGTTTGTTGGGGCGGTTGCCAACATCGGCGCGTCACTCGGGCGGATCGGCGCGAATTTCCTTGACGCAGGGGGGAAGGGAGGCGGGTTCTTCTCGCAACTCAAGCCCCTGATGGCGGATTTCATGGAAACGCTCGGGCGCATCGAGGAAAAGTCCGCAGAATGGGGCGAGGCGTTCGGCAAAACATTTTCCAGGGCCGTAAAAATAATATCGGAAATGCCCGGCGGGCTCAGGGCGGCGGCCCTGCTCATGCCCCTGCTTGCGGGGCCTTCCCTCAAATTTGCGGGCGGCATGATAAAAAGCGTTGCCGCCCTCAATCAATTTAAGGCTGCGTCAAGCGGCGCATCTATCGTGGTGGGCGTGCTGGGCGGAGAGCTTAAAGCGTCACAGGCAATCCTGGGGACACTCGGCAATAAGACTGTATCGGCGGGCAAAAAAATGAAAGGCGCGCTTGCATCTGTTAAAAATGCCGCGCTTGAACAACTGCAAGCATATCGGCAGGCCGACGCAAGGCTGCAAACAGTAAATGCGCTGTATGGCAAAAACGCAGCAAGCATATACAGGGCATCCAACGCGACAATGGGAAACACCGCCGCCAACCTGAAGAACAGGGCGAGCCTGCCCGTGTCATCGCTTGTGAAGCATGCGGCGGCCCTTGCAAGGGACACGGCATCCACGGTACTGAATACCGCCGCCAAGGCGAAAAACAGGGCGGGGATGTCCATATCCGCGCTCGCAAAACATACGGGGGCGCTCATCAGGAATGCGGCAGCCACGGCATCAGGCACCGCCGCCTCCCTGCTCCATGCGGCAGCAACGTCCAAAGCAGCATATGCGGCATCGGGCGCAGCGGCAAGGCTGCTTGCCCTTGCGGCGGCGCACAGGGCGGCCATGGTGGCTGCCCTCGGGCTTGCGGCGCCGGTCATAGCCATAGCGGCGTACATGGCGAAAACGGGCGCATCTGCGGAAGAGACGGCGGCAAGGATAACGGCGTTTTCGGACAGGCTTGCGGCGGGCATAACCGCATTTGCGGAAGGGTTCCCGGCAATGGTTGATTCCGCTGTTGCGGGGATCACGGGAGTGGTAAACGCGCTCGTGGGGGCATTGCCGACGCTGATTCCCCTTATCATCGGGGCGGGTTTACAGTTATTCATGGGGCTGGTTGACGCACTGATTCAGGTAATGGAGCCGCTTGTAAGCGTATTGCCGACAATAATTGATGCGGTAACGTCAGTGCTGCCGACGCTGATTCCCCTTATTATCGGGGCAGGGATTCAGCTATTTATGGGGCTTGTCAATTCCCTTGCCCAGATTATCCCGCTATTAGTCGGGGCTTTGCCGCAGATTATAAGCGCGGTAGTCGCGGCACTGCCGACGCTGATTCCCGCCCTTGTCAATGCTGGGGTTATGCTGTTCATGGGGCTTGTGGAGGCAATCCCGCAGGTCATCCCGCCGCTCATTGCAGCGATCCCGCAGATCATAAGCGCGATAGTGGGTGCCATAGGGGTGCTTGTGCCGGCAATCATTGAAGCGGGGATCACGCTCCTGATGGCGCTGGTTGAAGCAATCCCGCAGGTCATCCCGCCCCTGGTTGCGGCCATCCCGCAGATCATAAGCGCAATCGTTGATTCCATAGGGGTGCTCGTCCCGGCAATCATTGAGGCGGGGATCACGCTCCTGATGGCGCTGATCGATGCCATCCCGCAGGTCATCCCGCCCCTGGTTGCGGCCATCCCGCAGATCATATATGCAATCGTGTCAGCCCTGCTGTCCGCGCTGCCGCAGATATTTTCAGAGGGTGTGCAGCTGCTCAAAAAACTGTGGGGCGGCATATCGAGCTGGGCGGGCAGCCTGAAAAGCAACGTGCTTTCCCTTGCAAGGAGTCTTCCGGGGAAAATCAGTGACGGGATCGGCTCGCTGCTGTCAATCGGCGGCGACTGGATCAAGGGACTCTGGAACGGCATCGGGGCAAAAAAGGACTGGCTGTGCAAAAAAATCAAGGGGCTGGCCAGCGACGCAAAGAATGCGATCAAGGATTTCTTCGGCATCAATTCCCCGTCCACCGTCATGCGGGACGAGGTCGGGCGCTACATATCAGAAGGCATTGCAGTCGGGATTGAAGGGCAGACGCCGGAGCTTGTCGCAGCGGCGCAGCTCCAGGCAGGCAAGTTGAAAAGCGCATATTCCAGTGCATTGGATGGCGGCATATCAGAAAAAGTGGGTGCGCGGTTTGTAAAGCAGCAGGCTGGCGCTTGTGCGGGAGGGACAAACACAACGAGCGTTGAGCAGACAATCAATTTCTACAGCGAGCAAAAATCGCCGATTGCGATCGGAAGGATTCTAAAAACGCAGGCGATGTACGGATTGGCAGGTATATAAAATGGCGGAAAGAAGCGTAAGGGTAAGGTCCGTCAGGAGCGACGGGCAGGTATTTGAGTATGAAGGCGACGACTGGCGGATAATGTCGCTTGAGGGCGTGGATTTCCCAAAGTTTGAAATAACCCAAAAAAACAGGGGGTACGGCAACGGCTCCATCATTACCGGGAAGAGAAAAGAAGCGCGTGACATTGACCTCGTGGTGCGGGAAAGTAACCGGAAAAATAATATTGCTGACAGGCTTGTTGCCATCGGGTTCCACAACAGCAATTATGAGTTCGATTTGTATTTCACGTATATGGGAACGACGAGGATTGCGCGGGGCTGCCAGCTCCAGGGCGCCAAATGCCCGTCGGGGAATGTGCATGATGCGCTGGTGCTTACGGTGTCGTACCTGCACCCGGAATCCGACCTTCTGGGCGAGAACAGCGAATCGGCCAGTTTCACGGCAGTTGACCCGGTGTGGCACGTCACGAGGGCTTACCCGCCCGGCGGGGGGAAGCTGCCATACGGCGTGGTCAGCCATGCGACAAAGAAAGTTGTCAATTACCTGGGGTCAGAGGACACTTACGTCAAAATAACGGTTGAGGCAACCGGGCTCGTGCAGGGCGTGACGGTCGGGATCGGGAAAGTGTCGGTCACTGTCAATGCCACGCTTGCATCGGGGGACATCCTTGAGGTTGACAGCGAAAAAAAGACCGTGGCGGTGAATGGGGCGGACGTCCCGCCGGCAAATTATGACGGGGAGTTTTTGCCAGGGCTGGTTTTGGCATACGGTGATAACGTCGTGACGGTCAGGGACGCGGCAGACGAAGGCAACACTGCATTCAATGCGGAAGTGGCATTCACGGGAAGGTACGGTGGGCTGTAATGTTAATGGCAATCAGCTACACGGGCGAACTTTTGGGGAACATTGACTTCATTGAGGCATCATGGGACAGGAAATGGGGCGGGCCGGGCGAGTTCATGGCGTGGCTGCCGCTGGCGGAATACATGAGGCTGGATGCGCTTGGCATGAAGTACGTTGAAAACATTGGCAGGCCGGAAACGGGGGTCATACAGAAGACGGAGTACAGCAGGGAAACGGACGGCGCATTCGTGACCGTGTCGGGGCATTTCGTGGAAGCGTTCCTGAATTTCGGCGCATACCGCAAAACCCAGGTCATCAGCGCAGCGGCCCCGGCCGCCGTAAAAAACGCAGTCATGTCATACATGGACAACTGCGTCGCGGCGGTGCCCGTGGACGGCACGGCATACAAGCCGCTAAAATCGGTTGCAGTTGATCCCGCGTCCGTGTTCCCCACGGCGGCGGACAGCTCGATCGACCCTGACATGCAGATGGGGGAGGCCATTTACAGTGTTTTGTCCGGGAGCGGGCACGGGCTGGCTGCATCAATTTCGGAATACCCTGCCCTGGACGGGACGGGGGGAGTCGGGCTTAACCTGGTGTTCCGCAAGGGGGAACAGAAAACGGAAGGGGACAGCGGCGTGTTTTTTGGCAAGGCGTACAACAACGTGGACGACATGAAGTACACGCTCGACGAATCCGCCGAATGCTGCCTTTATGAGGTCCTGCAGGAAGTCGGGGCTGAATATTACAACAGCTTTTCGGCTGCATATTTCCCGATAAAATTTATGGAAACCCAGGACGGCGAGACGAAGCATTACATCGGCTGCACATACTTTTACAAAGGCAACCAGCCATCAAAAATCGGGGAATGCTACCCCAAAAGGGTATTGAAAACGTCGCTGTCCTCGGATGAGTGCGACCTGAAAGTGGCGACGGCGGCAAACCAGCAGAAGATAAGGAACTTAATGCAGAAAAAGGCGCAGCTCGACATGCTGGACCACTACAAGGTCGAGGCAATATCCGCCAACGTGATACAGGAACGCTTTTTTTACATGCAGGATTACGACCTCGGCGACGTGTGCGCAGTGCTGATTGACGACCTTGAACAGCTGTACCATGCGAGGATAGAGGAGGTCAACGAAACGCACAAGGACAACAGGATTGACGTTGAGCTTGTGCTGGGGACGCCAAGCAGGCAGAAATGGAGGAAATGATGGCGATTATAAGCTACCCGTTTGAATCGCTCAACACGGGGACGCCGGACGAGCCCGTTTATGACAGGGCGATCACGGCGGAGATGGAACGCACATTCAACAAGCTGCGCTACACCAACGGGGTGTTCAGCTCCGTCGGCGATGCGCTTGCGGTGACGGCGAACGGCAGCATGGGCGTGACGGTAGGGACGGGAGGATGCCACGTTGAGGGCGCGCTCATGTACAACACCGCACCGCTAAGGCTGACGCTTGAGGCGGCCGATGCCTCGCTTGCCCGCATTGACCGGGTGGCGGCAAGGTTTAACACGTCCACAAGCGTCAGGGCAGTCATCATCGCAGTCAAGACAGGGCAGGCAGCGACCAACCCGGTGGCGCCCGACCTTGTGCGGGAGCCCAATTTTTATGAGGTTGCCCTTGCCGATGTCTACGTCAAAAAAGGCGCGGCCTCGATCGCGGCCTCGGCAATCACCGACCAGAGGCTGAACAGCGCGCTGTGCGGGTACGTCATGGCGGCAATCCCGACGCCGGTGGACACAAGCGGGCTGTGGCGGCAGTACCAGGCGAGCCTCAATGAGTGGCTCGACACCGTGGCGGGCGCGCTCGACGGCACGCTTGCGGGGAACCTGCAGAACCAGCTGGGCGCATTAAAGGAAACCGTTGGAGCAAGCGTGGTCGGCGCCGGCGATGTGCTGAACCTGCCGGTGGCGGCGTCGCTGTACACGGGGCAATCCGAAAAGACGGGGAAACTGGTCATAAAGCTCCCGCAAGGGTTTGTCGGGACAATGGTCAAGTTTACCGTTGAAGTCCTGGGGCATTACGGCGAATCGCTGGCCGAATATGATGTTTTTGGGCAGGTTTACAGCGGCGGCACCTGGTCGCATGTTTCCTCGGCGATAGCCCGCGGCTGGGGCCCGCTGTCCAACCTGCCGGTGGCGTTCGGGAAGGAGGGCGGCAAGGCTGCAATCGCCATAGGGGAACCCAATACAAAATGGAATACCTACAGCGCCGCCAAGGTCAAGGATTTCACGGGGTACTTTGCAAAACATGGTTATGCCGACTGGGCCCAGGGCTGGAATCTGTCAATCGGGGCGCCGGCCGGGGAGTACACGGTTGCCGGGGATGCCCCGGCTGACTACCAGGTATCCGCCGAAACGGTGAAGATGTTCGCGGACGCGGGATACCCGATAACGTAAGAAAGGAAGGAGGAGCAGGATGGCAGCATCAAAAATAGACAAGGCGCTCCAGCAGCTGTTCAGGCAGTCAGTGAAGGCCGTGAAGCTGTGGGAGAACGCAAGCCCCGCAAGCGCATTCCCGGCACAGAAAATCAGCCTCGGCCTGGCGGGCTATGACAGCATCATGACGATTTACAGGCCGTCAGCTTCAGGCGAAAACGTCAAGGAAGGGGCGGGATTGAAAACGGCACTGACAGCCGTGATTAACATTGCATCCGCTTCAACGGTGTTTTTTGCATCGAGGGGCGTGTCCGCTGGCGGCAGCGGCGTGGAATTTAAAAACACCTTTGGGAAGACAGGCACGACCGGGACGCCGGCGCAGAACGCGGAAATGAACAGGTACTGCGTCCCCGTGAAAATTTATGGCGTGAAATTCATTGAAGGGCCCGGTTAAAACCGCAAGGCGCTTCCTGCGTAAAAGGGGGGCGATTCATGGTGGGCATGGAACGCACGGCAAGGCGGTGCGGCCAGCTTTTAAAAATGGGCCTGGACACAAACGGGGAGGCGCCGGGGCGCATTTACGGGATAAAACTATAAAAGGAGGGAACAGAATGTACGCATTAAACTTAGGGGAAGGCGGGCGCATCCTGTCCGCCTGCGTGGTCCTGCCCACCGGAAGTTACGGAGGCATGCCGCAGGCGGGCCATTTGCCGGAAGGCGACGTGTCGGATTACAGGTACGAGGGCGGGGAATACGTCCGTGACCCGCTGCCAGTGCCGGAGCCGCCGGAAGAAGTGCCGACGGCGGAAGAAGATATCCAGGGGCTGGTGGTCGACCACGAGTACAGGCTGACGCTGCTGGAACTGGGGATCACGGAATAAAAGGAAAAGGAAGGAGGCGGGAGGATGCTTTACAGGACATTGAAACGGCTGATAGGGCTGGGCAGGACGGAAGGGCTTGCCGAAAAAATCGACGTTTTTTTCGCGGCGGGGAAGCTGACGGAAACGGAGTACAATGAGCTGGCAGGGATGGCCAGCGAGTAACGCAGGGCAGCACGGGGAGGCTGTTTTTTTAGCAAAGGAAAGGAAGGAAAAGGAAATGAACAAGGAAGCATCGATGGCGATAGCAAGGCTGGCCGTGATGGCAGTCCTGGCAGTGAACATGGCGCTGACGGCGGCGGGGAAGAACCCGCTCCCGTTCAACGAGGCGGCAGCAACCGAATGGCTGGCGTATGCCCTGGCGGGGCTGTCCGCATTGTGGGCATGGTGGAAGAACAACAACGTCACCAAAAACGCCCAGCAGGCGCAGGAAACGCTCAGGGTGCTGAAAACGGATTTTAAGGACGACGGGGAACAGGAGGGATAAAATGCTTGCGGCAAAACAGTACCAGGCAAACCTGAAACATTATTACGGCTATTACGCGGGCGCAGTGGACGGCAAAAAAGGCGCTAAAACTACAGCGGCAGTCAGGGCGTTCCAGGCTGCGCACGGGCTGAAGGCTGACGGCATCTACGGGGAAAAGACCAATGCCAAGCTGGTCGCTGTCATCAAGTCCTTGCAGGCAAGGCTTGGCGTCGCGCAGGACGGCATCATGGGCGCAAGGACCGTGGCCGCAATCAAGGCCGTGCAGAAAAAACACGGGCTCGTGCAGGACGGCATAGCGGGGGCAAAGACCTTCGCGGCACTGGGTGGCGCTTCTGGCGCTTCCGGTGCATGGGGCGGCTCGGCGCATTTCAGGAAATCCGAAATGAAATGCAAGTGCGGCGGGAAATACTGCGACGGCAACCCGGCGGGCATCGACGCGAAGCTGATGGGCATACTGGAAGGGCTGCGCAGCCATTACGGCAAGCCCGTCACGATCAGGTCCGGGCTTAGGTGCGGCAGGCACAACGCGGCGGCCGGCGGCGCGAAAAACTCAAAGCACAAAACCGGGAAGGCGGCGGACATCTACATCCCCGGCACCTGCGACACGGCGGCAGGGCGGGACAAGGTCAAGGCGAAGGCCTATGCCCTCGGCGCGGCGTACTCGTACTGCAACACGGAGGGCATGGGCAAGTCCGTCCACGTCAACACATAGGAGGAATGCCATGGACAGCGGATACCTGTTAAGGAAGGAGCATGAAGAATTTGCGCTGCGGGTGCAGGAGGAAAACGAACGGCAGAACCACAGGCTGGCGGGGCTGGCAGGGGCAGCGCCGGACGGCCAGGCGGGAAAGCAGACTGTCACGGCTATGCAGGGGCTTTTGCAGGGCAAGGGCTTCCCGTGCGGGCAGACTGACGGGTACATGGGCGCAAAAACCGTCAGGGTATGGCAGCGCTACATCAACAGCAGGCTGTAGGAGGGGGAGCTATGGACACGGAAATCATCGTTGCCGCCATTGCGGCGGCGGGAGGCCTTTTAGGCTCCCTGTTCGGCGTGATCGCAGCCAGCAGGCTGACAAGCTACAGGATCGGGCAACTTGAAAAGAAAGTGGACAAGCACAACAACCTCGTGGAGCGCACTTATTTGCTTGAACAGGCGGTGGGCATTAATAAAGAAAAGATAAAAGTTGTAAACCACAGGGTCAGCGACCTTGAAGAATTTCATAAATAATTTTCAAAACCCCTTGACTTTTGTCATGACATAGTATATAATATAATTACAGTTAAGGGAAAACTTAACAAGTAAGGCAGGCAAGAAGCCGGAAAGGAGACAATATGCAGGGCATGGGAATGACAGACAAGCAGTTCAACGGGTTCATCCGATTTCTGATAGACGACCTGAAAGAGGCAAAGGAAGAAACGGATGAAAAAAAGAAAAACCAAAGGCTTGAAAAGATTTTGGACAACCTTCAAAGCACTTTGGAAGACTAAAAAGGGGCATAACCCAGCAAAACAGTAAAGGGCGGGCTTGCCACCGCCCAATTACTAAATATATATTATCATATATATGTTTATCATGGCAAGGGTCAAGAGGTGATGAAAATAGAAAAGAAACGGATGGGCAGGCCTACTGACAATCCTAAAAGCTACCGGGAAAGTTTCAGGCTTTCCGAAGAAGATATGCAAAAGATAAGATTTTGCATGGAAAAAACCGGGATGACGAAAACCGATATCATCAGGAAAGGAATCGATTGTGTCTGCCAGGAATTACAGAAATAAGAAATAAACGGGCTGAAACTGTTGTGCAGCCCGTTTATTTTTTTGCGAAGCGCCTTTTGTAAATTATCATATTGTAAAATAATAAAAAATCCCAACGAACATTTAAAAATGTTAATTGAGATTTTGGACGAGCTAGCCGCAAAGCCCTCACAGGGAGGATGAAATCCTCCCTGTGAGACAACATCCTAACGTGATTACAAATAAAAGGCAGCAATGATTTTACGAAGGCGGTCAAACATTTGGCTGAAAAGCAAATTTCTCTGGCATCGCTTATATGATACTGCCCTGGAAGGCAACGGCCTTGCCGAGAATCCGTATGTGATCCAGTTGCCCGCCCTTATAGCATTCCGGCGGGTATTGCGGGTTTTCGGACAGGAGCATCAGCAGGCTTTCGTCTTTGAAATAGTAAACCCGTTTTAATGACACTTCATCGTCCATTGCAACGGCGGCAACTTCCCCGTTGTCCACCGTGCTGGTCTTTTTGATAAATACGATGTCCCCGTCAAGTATCCTGGCGCCAATCATGCTGTCCCCCCTGGCTTTGAGGCAGAAATCAGCGTCAATGCCCGTGCCTGCGAGGACATAGCTTTCCCTGTCCTCGCCGTAGAACAAAAGTTCTCCATTGGCTAATCCGGCCAGCAGGGGGATTTTCTCCGCTGGGAGGGGAGTTGTATTGCCGCGGGGATTGAGGCCGCCGGTGGCATTATTAGTGAAATCATGTTCTTCTATCAGGTCAGAGCGATTGACATTAAAGTATTTTGCTAAAATTTCAATCTTATCCATTCTTGGAAGCCTTGTTCCATTACACCATGTAGAAACAGCGGATTTATTGAATTTTAAATCATTAATCAAATCTATTTGGTTTTTGTTATTTAACGCCATGTGTCTCTTTAGGTTTTCGGAAAAAATTCTTTTATATTGATCATCATTCATAATTAGAAAAATCCTCCCTGTATAGAAAAGTATATTACATAAAGTAGAAAAAATCAATACAAAAATTAAAAAAAAGTTTACAAAAAGTATTGACATCTACATAAAGTAGAGTTATAATAAAATTACAGACAAGAGGAAAGGAGAAAACGATATGAAAGATGAAAAAGAAAAGCTATCCAAAAAGGAAATAGCAAATATCGTTATCCAAAGTGTTGCCACCATTGCCGCTTTGATAACAGCTATTAAGTCCTAAAGGATAGCCAAGGGCAGGGGCGGAAGC